AAAGAATACAAACGATTACGAAAGCATATGAGCGATCAGAACATAGTGGACAGATACAATGAAATCAAGGAAGAATTAGGGCTGGCAGAAGTTAGGAAAAATGGAACTGAATAAAATTTATCAAGGGGACTGCTTGAAAATTATGCTCGATATTCCTGACAAGTTCATTGATATGATATTATGCGATTTACCTTATGGAACGACAGCTTGTAAATGGGATACAATGATTCCTTTTGAGCCGTTATGGAAACAATATAAGAGAATAATAAAAGATAATGGAGTGATAGTTTTGACAGGGAGTCAGCCGTTCACAAGTATGTTGGTGATGAGCAATTTAGAGATGTTTAAATATGAATGGATTTGGGACAAAATAGCTGGAGCAAATTTTATGAATTTGAAAAACCGTCCTTTTAAAACACAAGAACAGATTTTGATATTTTCTAAAACAGCAAATTTTACATTTAACCCAATAAGAGTTTCAAGGAGTGAAAAATCGCTTAAAAGAGATAAAGTTGGAAGTATGAGAAAAAGGAAACATTCAGAAAGGAGCAGTGCGGAGTATTATAATATTAAAAGACTACAAGGTTTCTCTATTTTAAATAGTGATGGGAAAAAACACCCAATTGATATAATCCAATTTTCAACAAAGGAAAGAGGAATATATGAATTTAAACACCCAACAAAAAAACCAGTTGCTTTATTTGAATATTTAATTAAAACTTATACCAACGAAGGCGATTTAGTTTTAGATAATTGTGCAGGTTCGGGAACGACAGGGGTAGCTTGTAAGAATTTAGGCAGGAAGTTTATTCTGATAGAAAAAGAGGAAAAGTATTGTAGGGTAGCACAAAAGAGATTAGATGAGATAAATTTATTGCCATTTGAGTAAACTTATTCACAGGCGACAGTAAAAATTAGTAAAGATTAGCAAGCACTTGACAAAATAAGAATATCTGCTATAATACAGATAATATGAAAGTGTAAAGCCGACGAGAAGATTTTGAATTTTTGGATTCAAAGTCTTTTCGTAGTCATTAGGAGAAAATTTTTTTAAAAAAGTTATAACTGTGGTAGTGTGGCAACCAGAAGTTCCCTCCTTTTTCTTCTGGTTAGCGGGTAGGCGTTGTGGAGACGCTTTGGCAATAGGGGGGAGATTGCCGTTGGAATTTTAATTAAGTTATTTAAGAAGTTATTTAAAAACTATGAAAATAGAAAAAAGAAAAGTTAGTGATTTAAAGTTTTATCCGGGGAATCCGAGAAAAATATCTAAAGAGATGCTGGAAAGTCTCAAAAAGAGTCTCTCTGAATTTGGTATAGTTGATCCGTTAGTAATCAATAAGGACAATCAAGTTATAGGTGGGAATCAAAGACTCAAGGCATTACAAGATTTGAAAATTGAGGAAGTTGATGTCGTGATTGTTGATTTTCCAAAGTCAAAAGAAAAAGCTCTCAATGTCGCACTTAATAAAATAGCAGGTGAATTTGACGGAGAATTATTAGAATCTTTTATAAAAGGCATTGAACCTATTGATTTAGAACTTACAGGATTTGACGATAATGAAATTGAAGACTTAATAGCTCAGTTTCGTATGTCAGAGGAAGGACTTACTGATGATGACGAGATACCTGAAAAGGTAGAAACTGTTTGCAAGACTGGAGATTTGTGGCAATTGGGAAACCATCGGCTCTTATGCGGTGATGCTACTAAAAAAGAAGATGTGGATAAATTGATGGGTGGTGAAAAAGCTGACATGGTGTTTACTGACCCGCCATATGGGTTAGGGGGGTATGCTGGAAGAAGTAAAAAGTTTGATGGGATAAAAGGAGATGATGAAGACGTAATAAAGTTTTATGAGTGTATTCCAAAAGATATTTCAGAGAGGTATATTTGGGGAAACTATAAAGTTTTAATGCGGTTAAAAGAAATTCCTCGTGATGTAATTGTTTGGGTTAAAAATAATATCGGAATGGGACGTGGATATAGAGGACAATATGAAATGTGTTTTTATTGGGGAAGTTTTAAAAAAAGTGATAGTGATATATGGATAATAGACAAAGATACAAATTATTTACATCCTACACAAAAACCCGTAGCATTAGCAAAGCGAGCAATTTTAAATAGTTCAATGCAGGGTAATATAGTTTCAGATTTCTTTGGTGGTTCAGGTTCTACTCTAATAGCCTGTGAGAAGTTAGGGCGCAGATGCTATATGATGGAGATAGATGAACATTACTGTGATGTAATTATTCAGAGGTGGCAAAACTTTACAGGAAAACAAGCGGAGAAAATAGATGGATGATAAAAATGTAATCTCTAAAAAAAGGCAAAGAGGTTAAATGAATAAGAAGAACGGTAGACCTAAAATCAGCATAGATTGGAAAGAGTTTGAAAAATTATGTTTTCTTCAATGTACTTTAATGGAAATGTGTGAGTGGTTTCATGTTACCGATAAGACTTTAGAGCATAGAGTTAAGGAACATTATGGAGAGACTTTTTCCGTAGTTTTTGCTAAAAAGAGAATTGGGGGAATAATCTCGCTCAGGCGTAATTTATTTAAGCTTTCAGAGAAGAACGCAGCAGTCGCTATATTCTTAGCTAAGAACTGGTTGGGTATGGCTGACAAACAGGAGGTAAAGCACAGTGGAAGCATCAGCAACAATACAGAAGAGTTATCAGATGAAGAACTTACCAACATCATTGCAAGCAGACGCAGCAAAAGAGCTTCTGAAGAGAAGGCAGGCTCGTAGAAACTTGATGCCTTTTTGTGAATATACTTTCTCCGGCTATCAGACTCCTCCTCACTTGCAAGTCTTATCGAGTTCATTAGAAGCCATAGAAAGAGGGGAATTAAAACGGTTAATAGTATCGATGCCACCAAGACATGGAAAATCAGAACTTGTATCTCTTCGTTTTCCTTGTTGGTATTTAGCAAAACATCCTAAAGACTATATTGTTGAAGCCGGATATGCCGAGTCAATAGCTCTTACGCATTCCCGGCAAGCTCGGGATATATTTATTTCTCCCAAGTTAAGCAGATTATTTCCTGATATACGCTATCGTCCTGAAAGAGCGGCACAAGAAAAAATAATACCCGAAAGGCAAGCTGCTCATGAATGGGGAACTAAACAAGGCGGGTCTTATTACGCAGTAGGCATTGGTGGAGGTCTAACGGGCAGGGGTTTCAATATAGGAATTATAGACGATCCCATCAAAGACGAAGAAGAGGCAGCCAGTCAGACTATTAGAGATAAGGTTTGGGAATGGTATCAAAAGGTTTTTAGAACCAGAGCTGAACCCGATGCCTCTATAATTGTTGTAATGACTCGGTGGCATCAAGATGATCTTGTGGGGAGATTACTTAAAAGAGCACATGATGATCCTACAGCTGATCAATGGAAAATATTGCATTTCCCGGCACTTAAAAATGGTGAGGCTCTTTGGCCGGGAAGGTACTCTGCAAATGATTTAAAGCAAATAAGGTCATCTATTGGCAGCAGAGCATTTGAAAGTTTGTATCAAGGCAATCCTACTGTAGCAGAGGGGCAAATAATCAAAAGGGAATGGTGGAAATATTATAGAGAACGGCCGCAGTTTGAAAGAGTTATTCATAGTTGGGACACAGCATTTAAAGATAAATCTCAAAATGATTACTCGGTTTGTACGGTATGGGGTGAGACCTATAATTCCTATTATCTTTTGGAAGTTTGGCAAGGAAAGGTGGAGTTTCCTGAATTGAAACGGGTAGCAAAAGCACTATATGACCGAGACAAACCAGAATATGTAATAGTAGAGGACAAGGCAAGTGGACAGTCTTTAATTCAGGAGTTACGGGCTAACACTCGGATGCCAGTGCTGCCTGTTAAGGTAGATACAAATAAAGTGGCAAGGGCAAACTCCATTACTCCGCTTATTGAAGCTGGTAAAGTCCTTTTACCAGAGAATGCACCTTGGTTATTTGATTATGTTGAGGAACTGTCGGCTTTTCCTAATGCTGAGCACGATGACCAAGTGGATTCAACTACTCAAGCGTTAAACTTTATGAGGGGACCTGTCGAAGATCACGAAGAAAAGAAAGTAATATATGACGCAATGTCGCTTGTGAATATAGACTTTTAGGAGGGTAGATGAAAAAGAAGAAAGAGGACATAAAAGAGACAAAAGAGATAAAAGAGACAAAGAAAATAACCATAGAAGATGTAAAACTCGGGAAAGTGTTTAAGGAAGCCTACAAGTCAGTAGAAGATGTTTTTGCGTCCGAAGACAAAGGCTGGATAAATATGAGCAAACTGATTCAGAAAGGTGAATATACGGAAGAGCAGAAGAAAAGCATAATAAAGCGTTCACGGTACTATGCTCAAATAGACCCAATGGCTACTCAAGCTCTCCGACTTTGGAGTGATTATACTTTAGGCACGGGGATAATCAGAAAAGCCGAAGATAAAAAGGTAAAGAAAATATTAGACGACTTCTGGGATGCTCGCATAAATAAGCCAGTTCTGTCTTGCAAGGGGCAGCGTAAGAATTCTTACAAACTATTAACAGATGGCAATGTGTACTTTGCTTTGTTTTTAGGATCCGAAGGAAAGGTAACAGTCAGGAGAATAGACCCGTTGGAAATAACGGATGTTATTACTAATCCTGATGACAAAGAGGATGTAAGATACTATAAGAGGGAATGGACTAACACGCAGGGAAAATCAGTAAAAGCTTATTACAGGTCTTGGCAGAACATTAAAGACGAGGGCGTTTTAGATAGTTCGGGAAAACTCATAACAAAGACCGAAGAAGCTCTAATCTATCACATGGAGCGAGAACCAAACGGACTGCCTTTGCTTTTGCCTGCAATGGACTGGATAAAACTTTACCGTCAGTTCTTGGCTGCTCGTGTAGCGGTTATATTGGCTTTAGCAAGATTTGCTTGGAAGACAAAAGTTCCAAGCGGGGCAGTTTCAAAAATTAAAACAAAAACAGACCAGACAAAACCCGATGCAGGAAGCTGGTTAATTGAAAATATGGGTTCGGATACGCAGCCGATTAAGACTGATACGGGAGCTTCGGGAGCTTACCAAGACGGAAGAATGCTAAAATTAATGATTTGCGCAGCAGTTGGAATAACCGAGCAGTATTTCGGAGATATATCCATTGGAAGCTTAGCAACTGCTCAGACCGTAGAACTGCCGATGGTTAAAATGTTTAATTCTTATCAGACTTTATGGCTTGAGGCATATGAGGATATTTCAAATATGGTATTAGAATATAATCACATTGATGAAGAGAATAGAGTTTTTGACTTTGACTTACCTGCAATAACACCAGAGGAATCTTCGGCAGTTGCTAAAAATATAGCTGCTTTGATACCTCAAATCCCAAGACTTGCTGACTCTGATGATGTTTTACAGCAGGCTCTGATGTCAATGGGTATTAAAGATGTTGAGCAGGCTTTGAAAAATATTACA